CTGGGTTTGTGATCAAATCCTGATAGAAAACTGTATTTACTGCACCTGAATCGCTAAATAGCAACTGAGTTGGGCGGCTGAACTTGTCAGATAATGGCACCAATGTTGCCACGCCTGACTTTGAAATGTAAAAACGGCCAGCAATTGAATCAACACACTCCGTAATTGCCTGCATACAGTTACGATTTTGGACTGTTGCCAGCATTGTTACCGAGCCTGACAATGAGCGTGAGAATCCGTTGGCAGTGGTCCAACCTGCATAATCCAACATTCTGCCTGCTCGAACTGCCGCAGTTTCTGAATTAGCGGCGGTGGCCAAAGCTGGTGCGAAGCCATCGGCGATATAGCCAATGCCATCGTAGAAAGTCATTGCTACTTCAGGCAAGAATCCCTGATTGGTGTAGTTGTTCTCAAGGAAACCGTAAAACAATGGGTAAGCCGTTGAGTTCCAAGTAGCCACAATGCGCATCTGTAACCCATCACGCAGGATGCTATTACCTGACACAACCCACGGACTACTAGCGCTTGTATTATCAGGGTCGTAAATGCCACTTTCATTGTTAAAAGTGATATTGGCAAAGCCTGCCTGATCGCGTAGGTCAGCACGCTCGCGCCCACGGCGGAACTCAATGCGAACAACATCTGTAATTGTTACATTTGTCCAAGTTCCGCTTTTAAGAAACTGCACCGCAATACTTGGTGAGGTTACTCCGTCAAATGCTGGCATCAGACAATAAGATTTCCGATATTGCGGCCACCTGCAAAGGTGCCACCGCTGCGGCGTTGTGCGGATGCAATTCCATTTTGCACTGTTTCAATCAAAGCATCAGTTGAGCCAATGACATTACCAGCGCTTACATTTACAACAATCTTGCCGTTAGCATCACGCGGTCCATAAATCTTTCCGCCTTCGCCAATTGCAAGTGAAGTTGAACCTGAAAGTGCCTTTTGGCGTGCAAGGTTTGCCTTAACTGCGTTTTCAGTTGCAATGTCAAATGCAGTTTTCTTTTTAATTGTCTTTGTGTTTTCGTTGATCGCATCAATTAAATTATCAACCACATTGTTCTTAGGCGGAACAGTTACACTTTTCGCCTTAACGCCTGCTGCAACATCGCTGGCACCTGGTGACATTGGGAAATTGCTACCCAACACCTGTTGTGCCGTTTTCGCCTTAGCTCGCGCCTTTTCCCCTGGGCTGATCTTAGAAAGTCCAAATGTTAATGCACCGATTCCTGCGGCAATGGCAAGTGGAATAGCACCTGCGGCAGCAGCGCCAACGCCTGCGGCCCCTGCCGCCCCTGTTCCCAGTGCTGCAATACTCATACCCCTAAATGCCAAAGTGACTGTTCCAATTGCCTTTGCAAAGGCATAAACCTTTGAAGTTGCCCAAAGGCTACCAATGGCAATTGCCAACGCCTTAACAGTGTCAATGTTGTTAACAACCCACTCACCAAAACTTACTGCAACTGCAAAGAGTTTTACCATTTGTTCAGCGGCAGTTTGTAGGCTTTTTGCAAGTTTATCTTTGTTGACATCTACCCACTTTTCAAGCCCAGGTAAAACATCTTTCAAAATGTAATTGGCAAACTTTTCAACTACTGGCAAAAGTGCCATTCCTAAACTTGCCTTAATGTTTTCATAGGATGCGCTGACTCGCTGCAATTGCGCTGCCAATGTGTTGTATTCGCGGCGTGACTGACCCTGAGCAGCGGTTGTTTTCAATGTGATCAGTTCATAGGCCGCTTGTGCTTCGGCTGCCTTGAGAACATCACCAGTTAACTTGCCCAATCCCTTTGCTGCAACGCGTGCAGTAATGTCAGACTTTCGAAGCGCAACACCGTAACGCTCAATTGGGTTGTATTCACCCTTAAATGTAGAACTGAGCGCTGCAACTGCATCTGCAGTGGTTCCGCCGTAAGTTGCCGCTAAATCTGCAGCCAAAATTTCAAGTTCTTTTGTGCGTGCAATGGCATCTTCTTGGGTCATACCCAAGCCTGTTAATTGTGTACCTAACAGTGCTGCATAACGAGCTGCATCTGCAGTTGAAAGGCCATAATCAACCATTGACTTTGAAAATTCTTTAAGTTGAACAGAATTGCTGCCAAATACTGCATCTAAAGCGCCAAATTGCTGAGATACATCGGATGCAGCCATAACCGCATCCTTGCCAATTTTGATCGCTGCGGCGGCAGATGCTGCAGCAGCGACTCCAAATGCTCTTGCTGCCTTTTTGCCGTAGGCATCAAACTTAGCACCAAGTTTTTGAATATCTTTTGCTGCTGCCTTTGAGCCTTTATCAGAATACTGGGTGAGGATGCGGGCTACAACTGCGCCAACTGCCATTTGTTATGCTCGCTCTCTGTTCAAATATCTCTGTAATTCAGCTTTTGCATCATCCAACGCACGCTTTACATTAAATTCAATTCTTACTCTATCTGAATCCACAACTCGCCATACTACACGCGAGGCTTTTTTAAATCTGTTTTCAATAGTGCGCAGGAATTGCCCACTAGATGATTGCTCAAACATCTTTTTTGTGCCTGATGCTCGCCTACCAGCAATTTCAAAGATTGCACCCGCTGCAGACTTGTTGAGCAATGCACCAGCGCTGGTTGTGTAATCCTTACGAACCTTGCCTTGTGCCTTTGTCTTTGTAATCTTGCTGCGAATCTCGCCAGCGTTCCATCCTGGCCAACCTTCGCCACCGCGAGTACGGCCTTTGATGGCATCTACCTTGCGCCAGCCACTCATCGGTGGTTGATCAGTAATTATATTTTTGGCATCACGCTCTGCGCCAGCAAGTTCAGTATTGATAACCTTGTTGAATCGCCGAACTGCGCCTTTGTCAAATTGCTTTAAGGCATCAAGCGTTTCTTTTATACCAGTCAAAACAATTACTTCATCAGCCATTGGCCTTAGCTCGTTCCTTTAAGTAAATCATCATTGCTTCAAAGATGCCTTCGGGGGCATCTAGTAGATCAATTGGAGAAATACCAGTTTCGCAGGCCACCGCAGCAACCGTGTAAGTTAGGCTGTTGCGGTGGACTCGAAAGAACTATCAGCATCCAATTCTGCGCTGATAATTGAATCTAGGTATTCATTTCCAAACAGTTTGACTGGTGTGCCACCGTTATTTTGAGCATCTACTTGCTGACATTTCCAAGCAAGCCAATAAATATGCTCAATCTTTTGTTCTTCACCAAGCAACTTTGGCATACCTTTGCCAAACTGTTGTTCAAAAGCAACAATAACGCGTGGTGTTAACTTATATGATTTTTCAACACCATCTGTTGTTTTTACTTTGATTGATAATCCATCCATCTTTTCCCCCTTAGTAGATTATGAAATTGCTTTTGTAATTGGACCTGAGATTGGCCAAGTCACGCTTGCCACGCTCAACTCACCAACGCTTGCAGACAAAGGTTGCCACTCGGCCACAAGCGCGTTGAAGGTAAATTTAGGATTGCTTGCGCTTGTTGCACCTGATGTTGGCTTAACCTGCATTGCTACAGTTGTTCCAACAGTTGATGTTGCAAGTGAAGTTCCGTTGATTAGTTCTTCAAGTGCATTATCTGCAAAGTCTTGATTAAATTCAATTGTCAATGAGTTATCAGCAAGCCCAGCAACACGGGTACGAGCTGCACCAGTAGTTGAGATTCCTGTTGTGTCAATAACATCATATGATGTGCTTAATGAAATTGAAGTGATGTATTGTGAAATGTCGTTGCTTGCGAACAAAACATTTGCATCTGTTAATACGATTCTTGCCATATTATGCAACCGCCTTTGTAATCACGCCTGAGATCGGCCAAGTAGTAGAAATTGTGGCTAACTCACCAACGCTAGAACTCAAAGGTTGCCATTCGGCAACAACCGCTGCAAATGAGTAACTAGGGTTGCTCACACTTACTGCGCCTGATGTTGGCTTTACAACAATTGTTGGTGTAGTGCCAACAAGTGATGAACCAACTGCGTTGATTGATACTTCAGGTCCACCTGCTGCAAAATCCTGATTGAATTCAATGGTAACTGAGTTGTCAGATAGGCCAGCAACACGGGTACGAGCGCCTGAGCCAAATCCAGTTGTATCTACGACATCATCACTTGTTGAAAGTGAAATTGAAGTAATAAATTCGCTGAGATTGACACCGTTAATTACAACTGAAGCATCTGTTAATACGATACGGGCCATTTATTTTTCCTCTACTGTTGCTGGTTTAGTTGTTACTGTTTTCTTGAGATGTTCACCTGCAACTAGGGCATCTGCGTTCAGTCCTAGTTCAAGCAATTCTTTGTCGGTGATTGATTCACCCTTTTTCTTCGCCTCGAAATTGTCCGAGGTAACTGTGTAGCTCATTTTTCTCCTTATCCCCAAACGGTGAGACGGTATCGGTATGAAAGAAACTCAATATCCCCTGCGGAATAGGTACCCGCTTCGGCTGATGTAACTCGCAATGTGTTGCAAGCGCCACCAAGAGTTAGATCAGATTCAATTGCTGCCTTGATCGAGTAAGCCCCGCTACCTGCAAGGTACTTATCAAGATCATTTTGGCCAGTACGCTCTGTAAAACGCTGAACCAAAACAACAACATCAAGGTTTGCCTGGTCTAAGCCACGGGCATTGTTCAAATCAAAGGTAAAGTCCAACTGGCCAACAACTGCAGCAGGTGCAACTGGCACGCTTGGGATAAGGTCATAAACACGCATACCCTTTATCGCCTCTAGGTTGGCTTTTAAGCCTTCACGAACCTGACTTGGTAACATTACTTAGCCAACCCATTATTGCGGCGCAATGGGCGCAATAGCGCCTCTACATCGGCATCTAGCTTTGCAGCCAAGCGCACTGTTCCAATATCGGTTGAGCCTGCAATACCAAATGGTGATTGGCGGCGTAGGAACAGGCGGGATGCCTGAATCTGAGCCGCGCTATTGACTTCAGCAGGTACGGCTGACCATCCAAAGACACCCTTAACGCGTACTGATTGTGGCAAGTTCCACGGGAAAACATAGGAACCAACGGCAAGGATTCTGCTCATTGGCCAACCGCGTGAAGGATTGTTGACTGGCTCAAACATTGAATCTGTTTCAGTCCAAACAGTGCCATATGTACGGTCAAAATTATCATCTGTTGCGATTTCGCTGATGCTTACGAAGTCATCAGTTGGCAAAATCCAGTAATCGGTTGGTGTGTAGTAACGAGTGGCAGGAACCAAAGGTGTGCCATCCTTGTAAAAGAAACGGCCCGTGTAATCGTCAATCATTCGGCTGGCGGTTGCAATAGCAACTTCAATTGCAGCATTATCCATTGAATCTTCAATGTTCAAGGCTGATTTTACATCGTTGAGTGTGCAATAGCCGTTAGTGATCGCCACGCTTTATTCTCGTTTCTACTTTGGGAAGCATTGCGCGTTCCAGTTGCGGAACGGCGGTAGCGGTTTCCTTTGATTTTACCTTAATTCTTAAAATTCTTTTTATGCGTTCCATATATCGTGCTGCCGATCATCTAGCCAATATGACTTTGAATGAGGCAATATCGCCCCTGTGTGGGCATAGATTGGAAAACCTAATGAGCGAACACGGCGGCAAAACTGTAAATCTTCGCCAATCCATTCACCGTTGATAGGTCCATCCCAAAACCAACACCAATCTTGCCCCTGGTGTGGGTCTGCATCTGCTCTGATTGCTTCAAGAACGCTGCGGTGAATTAGCAAACATCCAGTGCCTGCGGCATCTACTTGAAACAATGAATCTTTATCGTATTTGTTTAGCGGTAAGAAGCCTTCAGGGGCATCTTGAAAAATTGTTGGTACAGGTTGTGGATATGGAAAACCTGTTTCAAAGCTGGCAAATACTAGGCCTGCTACAACTGGGCGCTCTGTATCGTGTGCTGCCTCAATTAACTTATCAAATGCTTCAACTGGCAACTGTTCATCTGAATCCATCATTAAAAGCCAATCAGATTTAGTTTCTAAGAATTGCTTAACCAAACGATTGCGTTGCTTTGATAGTAACCCTGAACCCTTGATGCGAATAAATGGGCCAAGTCGTGATGATCGTGATTGCGCCAACTGAATCAAACTAAATGCGAACCCACCGTTGACATTGCCAGGGTCGCAACTACCGATTGAAACTTTGTGTGCTGACTTCATAGATTCCCCCGAATCATTTAAGAAGTAAGAGGCGGGCTAATCGGGGGAAATTAACCCGCCTCTTACAATTTTTAACTTTCGATTAGAAAGTTGGTGCTACCAAACCAGTGCCTGAAATAATTGAGGCTGCTAGTGGGTAACGCTCTGCAGTGAACGCGCCGAAGCCGTACACAACAGACTTGATTGTGAGTGATGAAGCACCAGTTGCATCAAATGACAATGCGAATGGTGAACCTGGCTGCTCCCAAAGGTGCATTTCAGGTGCTGCTACGCAGTAGATTTCATCCTGGTTTGTTGCTGCACCGTATGTTGTTCCAACATTTGCATCAGCAATGATTGGCAAGCCCATCATTGAGTAACCTGAGTTACCGTATCCTGCTGCGCCTGCGCCTGCTGCTGAACCGTTCATTGGTCCTTGTGCATTTGGAACTACAAGTGGGCGGCCTGTTGAATCTGTCGCTGCTAGCAAGAAAGCTAGGCGGCGTGGGTGCATAATCCAGTGTGTTGGTGTCTCAAAGACATTTGACTGAATCTGCTGAATTGCATCAGCCAACTTTGGATATAGCAATGCAACTGTAGGTGTTGTTGCAGTGAATGTGATTGCGTTTCCACCTGAAGCGCGGATTCCCTTGAACTGGCCGTTTGAGCCTGTTCCGTTTAGAACCTGAGCATCAACTGTTGTGTGCCATGAACGGATTAGGTCAGTAACAACGAATGTGTCAATGCCTGTTCCTCTTTCAATCGCCTGTCGGGATAGGTCTTGCTGGCCCGCGATCGTGCGCACAGGTACAGAAAGTAGTGTGTCATCGGCATCAGTATTTGATACTGAAGTGTTCTGTGTTTCCTGAACTGCAGTTGAAGTTCCAGTTGTCATGCGAGAAATCTCTAGTGACATACCTGCTGCTGGAAGTGTGTGCTTTGCAGTTGCAAAGTCTGCAGTTGGGCGGCCTGCGCGTGCATAAGGTGCAGCGAGGTCAACTAGGTACTGAGGAACAACCAAACCAGCGAAGTTAGATGTATCTACTGCGCGGCGCTCGATTGATTCTTCTTTTGTGTGGCGTGCTAGGCGCTCTTGTGCTGCATAGTCTCCACGAATCTGAGCGTTGAAAACATCCTTTACGAATGAAACGCCAGCTTCAGGGTTGTATGTGCGCTCCTCGCGTGTAACAACTGTTCCGCCCACCTTTGGTGTAATTACTGCTGCAACTGATGAACGCATTTCTGCAACCTTTGCATCTGCTGCTGCCTGTGTTGTGAACTTTTCGATCTTTGCATCTAGTGCGCGTGCTTCTTCTACGAGAGCATCAACCTTTTCGGTTTCCTCTGCAGTAAGGTCGGTGCGAGATTCTGCGGCTACTGCCTCAAGAACTGCATCCATTTCTGCCTTAACTGCATCACGGCGCTC